TCCCTGTCTCAATACCGATATCACCAGAGACTTCAACCCAGCGCGACGCTTGATCAACTGCTAGTCCCGTTGCGTCAGCAAATTTGCCTGACTCGATAGCAAGTTTTTGGAAAGCGTCAACCCCTGCTTTTGCAAAAGTAAACAGTGCGGCTCCGGCCGCAAGACCAAAAGTAACTGCGTTTGCTTTGACTGCATCAAAGATCGCAGTAGACCCAGCCTTAAATTTGCCTAGTCCACCTTCAGCGTTATTAACAGCAAGTTTGAAATCTCCAAACGCCTTTTGAGCGTCTTTGATTCCTTTGTCTTGAAGGTCGGTAATAATCGGGATTCTGATAGCCATTAGAGAAACACTGCTTTCTGTAACGCGCTGATTCGTTTCATGACTTCATCAACAGATTGAGCCATTTCGCCTTCAATGGCTCCAGCGTGTTGCTCATAGGCACGCCACATGACACGGGAAGGCGTGTTAAATGCGTTTAGAGCGTTTCCAAGGGGGTTGGAGGTCTTTCTGCCTGCCATGTCAAAAATGGCGGCTGCAGCGTCTTTCTGTGTGATAGTCAAAATGGCGTCTTGTTTTTTGGATAGCGACGTCGCAACCGTGACGCCTTTAGAAGCTGATGCTTGATTCCAAGGGAACAGTGGTCGTCCACCAGGTGCCCACGCTCTGGTCATACCGGACAGGTAGTCGGTGCGGTAAGCGTTTTTGGCTTCGTCAATCGCAGGACGAACAATCTTTTTAGCGTCAGCAAAGAACTGTTTCTTGACCTCAGGCTGAATCTTTTGGAGCACCTTCAAAGTGGATTCGAGTCCTTGAACTTGCATCGTCACTTTTGCCTCTCCTTCAGAATCTCAGCGACTGTCGAGAGGTCGTCAACATCAAACTCTACATCATTCGGGAAGTACCCTGTGAGGACAAGAAGCTGCGCTAGGGAGTGTCTGAAAGTTCCGCTGGGATAACTTTTCCCGCTTCACTGTTCACGATCTCAATGTCCACAAGTTTGTTAACGAAAGAGTCAAACTCCACCGGTATTGATTGTCCGTGTTCGGTTTGTGTTTTGGCGGTGTGCCACGCCATGAACGCCATGTCCTCCATGCCGAAATTGTCGGCAAGGTCACTGGTTTTCATTTTGAACTTTCGTTCCCATGCGACAAGCGTGGCGAGCGTTGTTGTGATTGTGGCGTAGCCGTAACCGATGTCGAATCGGATCGTTAACTTCATGTCGGGCTCATTTCTGTTGGAGTGTTAGATCAGGCTTCTGCCCAGGCGAAAGTGCCGCCCATCAGGGTGATGGAGCAGGTTGTTAATTCGCCGAGGTTGTACACGACTGGGAGTGTTGGCAAGTAACTGCCCGTCAAAGTGCCGATCGGATTCGTCGGTGAGGTTGCGGCCGAAGAACCTTGAATGGTGACTGTCGTGATCACGGTTCCGACGAGCGACTTCAAAGTTGCGTAGGTTTCCGATGAAGCAGTTGACCAGTACAGATCAAGCGTCAAAGTGTTGTTCTGCAAACCACCGACGTATGCCACTGCGGTACTTCCGAAGGCATTTGCCTGCAATTCTTGGATCGTCTGCGTCAAGGTGGCGCTGGTGCACTGATCCGACAAATCTACGATGCCGAATTTGATGACTGGGTTGGAGAGCGTTGTTGAGGTGGCCATGACGGATCAATCCTTTGTGTTCTTGGTCGCGTCGGGCTTCGTCGCTAATTTAGCACCCTTAGACGGGTGGGTGTCGGAACGCTGAATAAACCCTCCAGCGAGCAACCACTCAATGTCATCAGACGGTGACGCGACAAAAGGTGTGCCGATCTCGCCGACTCGAATTGAACTGATGATGTAACGATCCATTGCTTTATCCGTTCTGTGCTTGTATCGGGATGATGAGTTCGTATCCAGCGTAATCTGCTCCGCCGACCGTAACGACTTTTGGTGATGCTGACATGACCGCAACATTTTTGAGTACCAAAGCAGACGTCAGATTCAACAGTTGGCGAAGTGCGTCTAGGTTGCCTGGGCCGTTGCTGATTAGTGTCACGGGGAAAGTCATTTTGACGATGTTGTAGTTGAACGACTCGACGGATGGAGCATCCACAAAAGCGCAAGGTGGAGCGATATTGCGAGGATCATTAACGACACGAAGCCCCGCAATAGTTTGGAGAGTACCCACGAGATCATCTAGCGCCTCATTCAGAAAGTCCGTGTAAGCCATCTCAAGCCACTTGCGGTCTGTTGATACCTAACAACTGTTTGACGATGCCTGAGAGCCCTACAACGGGCGCTGATGCCATGTCAGTAAACGACGCGAACTGGTCAACCGACCCACGCTGACGGTACAAGGCGGAGCCATACATCAAAGTACCGAGGGTGACATCTCCACCGGGTGAAGTTGACAGTGAGTCAATGTACGAGGACTCTTGACGCCTACGAAAACAGAACGCGTTAGCAGCTGCAGCGCATTGAGCCAAGAAAGCAGTTTCGTCACCGCTTGTCGTGATGCCGAGATATGTGGCAATTTGCGGTCCTGTGATCCAGGTGCACGTCTGGTCAAAAGTGATCGTCCCTGTGATCGCTTCCAACTCCATTGGAGTTTCGGACTCGGCCCACATGACCGCATTAGCGAGCGGATACGAAGTGTCGTATTCGATAAGACCTTCGGTGTCAACATTGATCGGCAGGTATTGGGGCATCGCATAAACGGTTTTGACTCCGTTGTATGCGACAGCCCAACCCGCGACTGTGATTGACGATCCGACAACAATCTCGTTTGGTGTAAGCGTTGTTACGCAAACATAGCCAGGAACGATGACGCCGTATTGAAGTGTGTAAGTCGCTGCCATAGCGACCTCCGATCAGGCCTGAGTGATCTTGCGAATCATGCTGGGCACTGCTGCAAACGTTGAGCAGTAAGCATGGACCGAGAACAAGCGACTGAGCGTTGCTGGTTGTTCAACCGACAAGATTCCGCGTACTGATTCGTAATACTCAAAAGCTTTTTGGCTATTGGTAATGACCATGGTCTTCGCAGCGAAATTCGAGTCAACCACGATTTCCAAGCCGAGCGGGTTGGAGCCGACCCAAGTGGTTGCGTTTCCGCCACCGAGAGCGTTCTGACCGGCAAGACCAGCTGCGCCGACATACGGGAACAACGGACGGTTGCTGGAGTCAACGACCTGTCCCAACTGACCCCAAACGTCTGGGCTAACGAAGATGGTGTCAGGGAAGAAGTTGGTTCCGTTTGAAACATCAACTGCGGCGTCATAGATGGACTTCATCAAGTCAACTGCGGTCAAGTCCCATACGCCCGATGAGGTTGCAGCGGTGAGAAGTGCGTCGGCTGCAATGTCGTCAGTCTTGAGCATGAGTTCGCCCATGAGGTCATCCATGATTAACTGCATTGCTGCAGGCGACGTAAAGTCAATATCTTGCATGGACAAACTCACCTGTCCCGCTACGGTGGTCTTAGAAATTGTGTTCGAGGCAATCACCATTGTGGTGGCCGACACTGCATCAAACTCTGCCGATTGAGCGGCCGTTGATGTATGAGTCGTGATGGTCGGGCGCAAAAACGTTTTTTGCTGACCGTTGTCCGGGTAAGCGCGAGCGCCTAAACGGTTGACGACTGGACGGACGAAGTTAATGTTCTGAACGAGCGGTCCCAAAACGGGGACTGGGAGCAAGCCTGGAGTGTTGGTCGTGGCGACATCGCCTGCAGCTGCTTCGTAGGTTGACTGATGTTCAGCCTTCCAATCGGTGACTGATGCGTTTACCTTTGCGAAAGTTTCTCCGCCCTGGTGGAAAGCGGCCATCCACTCGCCAGCCGAAGGAAGGCGCGGAGCCTTCTTTGCTGATGCAAAAATGGTGGGTGCGGTTGGTGCGGCTTCAGGTGCTGCGGCTTCAATATGTTCCGACATGGTTGTCTCCTCGACTTGTGGTTCTGTAACTGAGATTTCGTCGGGAGTCATGTCCGCTGAAGCGGCCACATCTGTGATCGTAGCACCGCTAAAGGCGGGTATGGGGACAAGGCTCAACTCACGCCATACGGCTGAGGTGATGATGATGGTCCCGTCCTCTGCACGGGTGCTTGTAAGAACGTCCACACCAACTGACACATTGTCTAGAACGCCTTCTTTGGCGAGTTGCAAGGCTTCGTTCCCTGCGACAGTGTCGGCGATCTTGGCGCTGAACATCATGCCTTCAGGCGTTTCGGTGCGTGAAGTAACAAGTCCAACAGGCTGACTTGAGTCGTGGTACATAAACAGTTTCGGTGCTTTACCGTCAACGGGGAGTGAGCCTGGTGCGAACTGCACCGATGTCCCATCCGAGACAGTTGCGGAAACGCCATAAGGCGCGGCCACACCCGAAATTGTGCGGGTCGGTGCTTCACCAGCTGCGGCTTCAACATCAACTGCGAAACCTGCGGACAGGGTTAGTTTCATGAATTTGTCTCCTCAATAGTTTCTGTCATGTCGGGAGTTTCGGTCATCATTTCGTCTTTCATCATTGATTCCAAATAGGAGTCAATGTCAAACTTGACATAAGTGCCACGGGGCAAAACATTGTTTCCACTCAATGTTTGCGACACACAGTCCAGATATTGACGTGCACCAAACAGGAGCAAGTCCTCGCGAGCACCAGCAGACGTGGAATATTGGTAGGCGCCTACGTCGAATCCAGCAAGGTAAAAGGGGATATTGCCGAGCCTGCACATTTCTTTTCCGCTGAAGTCTGCGGACTCAATCATCAACATATTGTCCGGCAACGCTTTAGTTTCGTCGTACTGCAGGAACTCGTTAAGTGCGGCCGTCTGGTTATTGACTCGGGCAGAGTTAAAAGCGGTCGCAAGGTCGGCAAGTTCTTGAGCCGATAGTGGTTCTCCGCCTGTCTGCTTTAAGACTCCAGACGGGAGCGATGATTGGGCGTTACGGTAACGCGACTGTTCAACACGAAGCGCAGTTTCAATCGCTGTTTGCGACTGGTAAATGATTCCTTGAACGGGACTAATAAATTGCACAAGATCGTTTGGGTCTAACATTCCGCCTTGGAAATACACCTCTTTTGAAGGTGCGAACCACACTGGGCCCGCTTGGTCTTGAGTGTTAACGGAGCCTGCTGGGAGTCGTGTAAACGATGCAGGGAAACCGTCAGCGGTACGACTGGTTATGTACCAAAATGCACGGCCGTAATAAAGAAGATCGTCCAGCGTCCAAGCCATAAGTGTCGCATACGGGATCGTAGGATCGGGTTGACGCAACCATGAACGAGGCGCAATATAGACACATTCCATTTCTTTTTCTGTGTCATTCCAGACCTCGTTGTACATCTGCAACTGGGTGGACGAGATAACAGAGGCGAGAAGGTCACGCGCTCGACTTAACGTCGGAATGGAATTGGCACGGTTACGGGCGTCGCCTTCGTAATACGCAAAATACTGCCCGATGAAGTTTGCGCCCTGATTTGACTGGTAGGTGCCATACGATCCAGCAGCTGCGGCCTTGTGGGATTCGTCAATAGGACTGATCGCCGCTTTCGTCACTTGTCTTGAGAAAATGCCCACTGGGATATCCGATCTTTAGGGTGTGATGGGCAAGCCCGACACCTGCCCACCACAGACCCACAATAGTTCACCCGACCACCATGATGGGTTTAGCGCGGTTCTGATATTTGCTGGATAGGGCAATACCCCACACTGCACACTTCGCCAACTCGATAGGTCCTGGACTCGATTTGTGGCTGAGCGTGACCCCCATTCCCGTTTTCAATAAGACCGCTCTGGACATATGTTCCGACAAAGTGAGTTGCCCCAAATGCTTAACGCGTCCCTCCAAAATCATCTTTTGCGCAAGACCCGTGAACTTGATCAACTCCGCCTGACCGACCACCGTCATACGGCGACGCAAACTCAAAGGCGCATGAATCTCCAAACTGGGAGTGATAGCCAGGGCGACAAGTTTGTCGGCCATGACTCGATCAATCTCAGACCAGAGCGCCGCCTCGTTATCCACAATAAACTCAACAAACGTCGTCACAATCCCATCAAACATTGACGATCTGACACCAACATAACGGTTCGTGTCCATTGACATTTCAACGGCAAGCACTCCGCCCTCCGGCATGAGACCATCAACTTTGCACGACGCCCACACGCCTTCCTCCAACCAACTGCCTCGACTACTCACCCACATATTCAAGTGAGCACGCAAGAACGAATCCTTTTTACTGACCGCCTGCAACGCCTCAATCGTGATCGTCTTACCCAAACAAGGATTTGCATAAACCCAATTCTCTGGGTTCCGCCAGTCCCGATCACCGATAGACCATTCAGCGAAATAGAGCCGTGAACGCTCACCCTTCTCAATCTCATTAATAGCGATCTCGCGCATCTGAATCATGGCCGTACTTGACTCATCGCCCGCCGTACTCCAGCAGCTGAACAACGGACACTTACGCGCAATCATCGTCGGACGGATGGCATCCATGAACCGATCGGAAATGTTGAAAACCTCATCGGCCGCGACAAGGTCATACGACCCGCCATGCAAATTCGGACTGGACGAACGAACTTCCCACATAGATCCGTCGGGCATCTCCACACTCTTACGACCAAACGTCCGCATCGCCTTAGCCCCAAACAACTCAACAAGCATCGGAGCCAACGCATTAAACAAACTCTCAGCACGATCCAAACGGTTAGCGACCGACAAAATGTTTTGAGGTTTACCACGCAATTTTGGCATCTCCGTCAACCACCAGCCGATCAAAGCCTGCAACCCGATCGACTTACCGTTCTGACGAGCAGTAGATACCAGAGATTCACGAAACAAAAGATCGCCGTGCTCATCATGCGCAAGTTGACCAAACAACGCGTGCGATTGCCACTCGAAAAGATCAAGAGCCATGAACGTCTTAGCCCACTTAACGACCTGAGGCCCATAAGACAAATCGCCATATCCAGTCGTTTCCAGTCTCGGCAAATAGGCGTTGACCTGCGGTAATGCAGACTGGTTCTCGCCAGTTCCCGCTGGTTCCTCCAAAGAGACCGCTAAAAAGAG